AATGAACAACCTCACCATTTAGTTTATAACACTCGCCCTCAATCTCCCATTTTGAGGCATCAACAAACTTACCTGTATCTTCTTCCATCCATAGTACATCAGTGTTCCCAAGTTTTTTACCACGCCTGTTCTTAAGACTAACCAACCTCACTCGACCACGGCTTCTATTAGGAAGTTCCTCTGGTTCTACTGCTATCACAGACCAAGATAATTGTTCCAGAGATGCTGAACCACGAAGATTCTCCTTTCTAACTGGGTAGAAGAAAGGAAGCTGCTCACCCGTATCCTTATCCGTAGGCGGTTTAAAGTTTATGCGACTCATATGACTAACCATTAAGATAGTTACATTGTGTTGCTTACAAAATGCAGCTAGGTGAGTCATGACTATATCAAGTTCTTTCCGTTCATCTCCTGTACGAAGACCAGATATTACCATACTGATATGGTCTAGGACAAACCACCGACAACCAAAAGCCATCAGTTGTTTGAACTTATTAAGGAGTTCATCAATAGGTATAGATCCAAAGTGGTCGAGAACTCGGACAATATCCTCTTTTTGCCATTGAGTATGAATCTTGTTGTGATCATCTTCACTGATAAATGATTCTGGATCGTTAGCAAAGTTCTTAGGGTTGTACCCTAGCTCCATCCCATACCAAGAGTTTATAGCTTCCTCTTTATCTTCTTCAAGTCTGATAACCCCTAGTTTTTCACCATCTACATAATCATCAAGTCTAGCTTTTCCACCGACAAAATTTACAGTTTCAGGATCATAATAACCCTCTGGTAAGCCATGGCGTAGATAGTCAATGATATCCTTTTCCATGTAACGGGTAACTGTGCTTTTGCCTGAGCCAGATGGTCCCAAAACAGTGATTAATTCTGAAGAAGTTAATCCAAACAGAGTTTTAGTCAACTTAGGGAAGTATTTTAAAGGTAATCCTACTTTTTTCTTCTTCCTTAGATCCTTAACACTCACCTCTTGAAGAGAGACAACTTTTTCAGGAGAATATTTTATTTTATTAAAAGATACCGCTTTTGCAAACTCTTTTGGAAAGGTCGATACCCATTGCCGAACATCCTTAATATCTTCTGGAAAATTAACAACGTAAAACTCTTGGGAGAGGAGGTAAGCTGCAATATCTTCTGTACCTTCCTTACCTTTCTTGATGCCCTTAGCTTTTTCAACCTCTGTTGCCGAGTCATTGTCTAACACACAGCATATGTCTTTAAAAGATCTGACAAATTTCTCATTGTGGGCGATACTCTGTTGTGAATTGCCGACACCGCAGTTCATCCCTACAACGTTGGGTTCAATCTTACCTTCCCATTTGCTTCCCTTAAGACTATTCAAGAGATCCCGTCTAGCAGCAATAACATCTCCCTCTCCCTCTGAAATCACCAGTGTAGATTTCTTATCGGTTTTACAGACATGTTGCCCGAACAATTGACTGCTTACTTTAACTACCCCAACAACGGTAAAATGACCATGCTCTTCTTTGTCTTTTGTCCAATCCCTCCGCTTATAACCTGTAAGCTTCCCCTCTTGATTATAATAGGGAAAGTATGTTGCTACAAGTGTCTCACCATCTTCTTGACTGAACTCCGACCTAACCCCATAAAACTCGGCATCTTCTTTTATAATATCCTGCTGAGGAACAGCTACACAAGGGAAAGTTTTTACCTCTTCCACTGTCAATGGTTCTTCATTACGATAATACTTTTGGAAGGTTCTACCTTTCTTTGCACTCACGCTCAACTAATACCTCCACATTCAATAACCTGCTTACTCTTGGCAGAAGCTTCACAAGCAAGCCTATCAGCTCTCTCATTAAATTCTACACCAGTATGCGCTTTTACTTTAACCCAAGTTACATGATGTTTTTGGGTTTCATTATAGAGGTCAATAACTAATTGCTTATTCTTAACCTCGCCTTTATTCTGTGTGACAAATCCTCTCCGTTCCCATCCACTGTAATATTTTGTTATGCAATCTATCGTGTATTGAGAGTCACTGTAGATGGTAACAAAACACCTCTCCTTTAGTAACCTCAGCCCAACCAACGGTGCTGTTAGTTCCGCAATGTTGTTAGTTCCAATTCCAATAGGAGTCGAAACCTCTTTCACATAGTTTCCATAAATTAAAACAGTACCGGCACCACAATAATATTGATTATTAGGTGCTTTTATTGCACTACCATCACACCAAATCTCTACATTCTTAATAACAACCTCCTTCAAACTTCGTTTGCAACATTAACCCTTCCTCAACCTAGCATCATTGCAGCATTATGAATCTTTTGCAGATACTCCTCTGCAGCACGTTCCAAGAGCAAAGTTTCAATTTCTGTGCAGCATACTTTAGCATCTTCGTCTTTAATCAAATCTTCTGGTCTGATATCAAGCTTATCTTTTGCTAAATCTTTTTGCTGCACACAAACTCTAATTTTTCCATTGCAAAATGATTGCTCAACAGAACTCCATTCGTGCTGCAAAAGGTCTTCAATCTGACACTTGTACACTTTTAGGTATTTACTATCACAAGTAAGACCAATCATCTTCGCAAGTTCAACTTTTGTCATAGTACACCTCACATTACAACGATATCTTCGTCTACATAGTCAGCTCGCCAAACCATAATTTCTCCACTTTCAATACCATCCAAGAGTTTTACTTTTATTAAATTATCACTAACTTCAAGGATGACATACATTTCATCACTATTAGTGGTCATTCTGACTTGACCAACTTCACTTTTACGATTGTTTTTCATACCACACCTCTTTAATAATTTTATCCACTTGAGGAGTAGTGCCTTTTGCACAACGAACCAGAGGTGTTGGAAACAATTTATCTGGCTCAATAAGGTCTACATAACCTTCATACATTGTTGTAACCGCTTCAAATTCAAAACATGGATACTTTTTGAGAAAAGCTTTCAATTTTTCCACATCGTAACCTGATAAACATTCTTTATCCATCGTTATTCTCCTCACATCAAATTATTTTCATCGTAGAACCATTTCTCATCAGCAATATGTTTCATTGTCAAGCCAAACAAATCTTGCACCAATTTATGTTCTTCCTCAAGGAACATTTGTTTACGAAGCACATCGTCCTCAATCACAATAGTATCTGTGAAATCATTTCCCATTGTATCACAAATATAAATTTCTTCAACACTGAAATCTTCGTAAAAGTCATCACGAGTTTGAGGATTTTTAACCTTTGGTGCAAAAAGTACAGTTGCTTCAACAAGATACTTTACTCCACTTACTTCGTGTTCAAAAGGTGAGATTTCTGTCAAATGGTAACCGTCTTTAAAATTATAGTTTTGTGTCATCAAATTTAATCTCCAATAAACAAATTAAAAATTACATCATCTTGTGCAACTGCTCCATCTTCTTCAATATCCTTACCTTTCCAATGAGGACTTGTTGTTGATGGAATCAAATCTTTGTACTTCTCTGAGGTGTAGTCTACACTATCTTTGCTACATTTGCAACTATCAAAGTTTGGACAAACCTTTCCTTTACACATATTATTCTCCTTTCAATTTAACTTGTTCATCTTTCATTGCATCAAAATAAATCTTCTTACAAGCTTGTACATCCACTTCAAAGTTATACTTTTCTGCGATACTCAAGACTTCTACAAGCACTGTACCAAACAAATCTGATTTTTGCAACAAGGAATAATAATCTTTTATAAGAGGTTCACTTTTCACAATATCAATGACTGTTTTGCGATGTGCTTCATATCTTGCTTGTAAGCGCCCACACGAGTTGAAAGTATCTTCTAATGCAGTTGTATTGCACATAAGCATAAGACTTGCCCTGATGTCATGTAGAAGGTTTCTGATGCATTGATGTACACTAGAATCAATCCTATAATATTTATCTACCAATTTCACACAACGTGGTTCAGCTTTCTTGACAGCAGGAGTCCTTGTTGATTCTTCTGTGAACAAATGTGATGGTGGATAGCTCGTCAAGATTTCACATTGGGTGTAAATGTGATTCATTTTGTTTCTCCTTTGTTGCTATGTGAATATACCCTAACTCTACCACACTACATTCTCTTGTCAACCAAAAATCTTATCCCTGACAAAGAAATTATTTTCAAAAAAGTTGAAATCTTTTGTTGACAACCATCTTCTGTTTGGTAAGATTAACCTTGTTAAACGAACATTGATTGGAGAAAAGGTTATGATTACTTTATACGGATACTCATTGGAACTTTACCAAGTTATTTTAAGTATTTATGTTACTGGTTATGGTATTGTACTTGGACTGGGAAATACTTTTGCTAGATTTATGAGTTTGTTTACCGGAAGGTATACTCAATCAGATTTAGGGAAAGTTTTAGATTCTCTGTGGTATGGCTGTATTTTCGTATTAATTGGTACACTTCTATGAAACCCACCAAACCTTTACCACATCCGCAGTCTGAATTAAAGTGGATTGATGACAATGTACATCGTTATGAATCTTTGCAACACGCAGAGGCTGTTAAAAGAAACATCTTGACACGTTGTAGATTACAAACTATGCTGCAGAAGCTAAATCAAGTTTTGAATTAAGGAGATTATTATGTTATCAGAAGAAGATGCAATTCAATTAGAGTTAATAGATATTGAAGTTGAAGATAAAGAATACTTTG